GATATGAAAGAATTAATGACAGAGGGTGAAGAAAATGCACAAGCATATATGCTTGTAAATCCTCATACCTATGAAATAAATGAAAAACAGTTTATAACAGAGGAAGAGAAAGAATTAGATGAAGGTGATTATGGTATCAATGTCTCACTTCTCCCTTGGATAATTTTATCAAAAGATAAAAAGATGATTATACCAACTGATAGTGTATTAACTGTAGTTGAACCTCTCGACTCTGTAACACAACTTTACCTAGATAAAGTAAATAGTTTTGAGATTGAGGAGACAAATGATTAAATGTGTTTTACTTAACGCTCACTGCACACTGATATCAGAAGTAGTAGAAGTTGATGCAGAGATAGGAGATCCTAATTGTAAACTAATCAAACCTTATGTTTATAATAGTATCGATGATATGGTGCCTTGGAAAGCAGATATTACAAATCAAACAGAATTTATGATAAGGTCAGAAGACATATTGACGATTGCAGACCCTAATGGTACAATTATAGACAAATATACTGAACTAACTGCGTAATGAGATTTTATACTAACGTCCAAATGGTCGGAGATAATTTCTTGGTTCGTGGATATGAAGATGGTAAACACTTTGCAACTCGTGAAAAGTTTTACCCAACACTATTTGTAGATTCAAAGAGAAAGACAAAATATAAAACACTTGATGGTTTGCCCGTTGAACCAATTGAACCTGGCACAGTAAGAGATTGTCGTGAGTTTATCAAGAAATATAATGATGTAGAGAACTTTAATGTTTATGGAAATGAAAGATTTATCTATCAATACATTTCTGACAAATATCCAGAAACAGAATTAAAGTTTGATATTGAACAAATTAAATTAACCACAATTGATATTGAGGTCAAATCAGAATATGGATTCCCTGATGTAGAATCTTGTGCAGAAGAAATACTTTTAATTACTTTACAAGATTATACAACAAAACAAATTCGCACTTGGGGTCTCGGTGGATTTAATAATAAGCAAGAGAATGTAATATACAAATCATTTAAAACAGAGTATGAACTACTTACTGATTTTATCAACTGGTGGATGATTGAGGATAATACACCAGAGGTTATTACTGGTTGGAACAGTAAGTTATATGATATTCCATACCTTTGTCGTCGTATTGATCGTATACTTGGTGAGAAACTGAAGAAAAGAATGTCACCTTGGGGATTAGTAACAGAAGAAGAAACATTTATCGCAGGTCGTAAACATATTTCATATGACATTGGTGGAGTATCTCAGTTAGATTATCTTGACTTATATAAAAAGTTTACTTACAAAGCACAAGAGTCATATCGATTAGATTACATTGCATCTGTTGAACTTGGACAAAAGAAACTTGACCACAGTGAGTTTGACACATTCAAAGACTTCTATACAAAAGGTTGGCAGAAGTTTGTAGAATACAACATCATTGACGTGGAACTTGTTGACCGTCTTGAGGATAAGATGAAGTTGATTGAACTTGCATTGACGATGGCATATGATGCAAAGGTCAACTATGAAGATGTATTCTATCAGGTAAGAATGTGGGACACAATAATTTACAACTATCTTAAGAGAAGAAACATTGTTATTCCACCAAAGAATCGTTCAGATAAATCAGACAAATATGCAGGTGCATATGTTAAAGAACCGATACCTGGAAAGTATGATTGGGTAGTGTCTTTTGACTTGAATAGTCTATATCCGCATTTGATAATGCAATATAATATTTCTCCAGAGACTTTACTAGATACAAGACATCCATCTGTTACAGTTGATAAAATTCTAGATGAAGATTTAACATTTCAAATGTATAAAGACAATGCTGTCTGTGCAAATGGAGCGATGTATCGTAAGGATGTTCGTGGGTTCTTACCAGAACTAATGGAGAAGATGTATAATGAAAGAGTCATCTATAAAAAGAGAATGATTGATGCGAAGAAAAAGTATGAAAAAACAAAAGCAAAACATCTTGAAAAAGAAATTGCAAGGTGTAACAATATTCAGATGGCAAAAAAGATTTCCCTTAACTCTGCTTATGGTGCTATTGGTAATCAATATTTTCGCTATTATAAACTTGCCAATGCAGAAGCTATTACTCTATCTGGTCAGGTTTCTATTCGTTGGATAGAAAACCGTATGAACAAGTATCTAAACAAAATTTTAAAAACGGAGAATGAAGACTATGTTATTGCCAGTGATACTGATTCTATCTACCTCAATTTGGGTCCTTTGGTTGAAACTGTATACAAAGGGAGAGAGACGACTAATGAAAGCATTGTGTCGTTCCTTAATAAGATCTGTGAGATGGACCTTGAAAAGTATATTACGAGTTCTTATGAAACGTTGGCGAACTACGTAAATGCTTATGAGCAAAAGATGTTTATGAAGCGAGAGAATATCGCAGACCGTGGTATCTGGACAGCAAAGAAAAGATATATTTTAAACGTATGGGATAGTGAAGGTGTCAGATATGAAGAACCTAAACTGAAGATGATGGGTATTGAAGCAGTGAAGTCATCAACTCCTGCACCATGTCGCACATTAATTAAAAATGCACTTAAGTTGATGATGAATGGAACAGAGGAAGATGTAATTGAATTTATTGATGAGTCTAGAAAACAATTCAAAAAATTACCACCAGAAGAGATTGCATTTCCTCGCACTGCATCAAATGTTCAGAAATATAAAGCACATTCTACGATATATGCAAAGGGAACTCCTATACATATACGGGGTGCATTATTGTTCAATCATTATGTGAAAGCTAAAAAGTTAGACAATAAATATTCACTCATTAGTAATGGAGAAAAAGTCAAATTTCTTTACCTACAAAAACCAAATATCATTCAAGAGAATGTAATATCATTCATTCAAGACTTCCCTAGAGAACTTGGACTTGAGAAGTATGTTGATTACGATTTACAATTTGATAAAAGTTTTGTCGAACCACTCAAAGCAATCCTTGATGCGATTGGTTGGAATGTTGAAAAAACTGTAAACCTAGAATTATTTTTTACCTAATGGATTTACCTATTGAATTAGATGAACTCGATGTTATAATTGAGTCCGTATCAGATGTTGATACAGAACTTGCAAGAAAACTAAGATTAGTAAAAGGTTTGATTGAAGATGGAAAACCTTATAAAAAAATACTTCGTGAAAAGTATGGTTATGTAGCATAATGTTTTTTAAAAAATTGAGCCTTGTTACTGGTGGATTTGATCCTATCCATAGTGGTCATATATCATACTTTACCAGAGCAAAAGATTTTTCTGATTATCTTGTAGTTGGTATTAATACAGAAGAATGGTTGACTAATAAGAAAGGTCAATACTTTCAATCTTGGGTTGAACGTGCAGAGATTATACGTCACTTAGATATGGTTGATGCAGTGATTACTGTACCAGATGATGACAAAGGTTCTGCGTGTGGTGCAATAGCAAAATGTTTAGAGATTGCAGAGACAGTTGTTTTCTGTAATGGAGGTGACAGAGGTAAATTTAATACACCAGAAACTGATAAGTATGGTGGAGATCCACGAGTACAATTTGAATTTGGTATTGGTGGTGATGATAAAATGAACAGTAGTTCTTGGATACTCAAAGGTTACTTTGAAAGACAACGTAAATTATTAGGAATATGAATTGTTGGCACTGTGGCACTGAATTGATTTGGGGTGGAGATCATGACCTTGACGATTACGAAGATATGGAGTATGATATAGTTACAAACTTATCATGCCCAAGGTGTGAATCGTATGTTGAAGTTTACCATAAGATAGAAAGATAATGGATTTTCTCAAAGAAATAGTTAAAGAGATTGGTGACGAGTACACACAAATCGCAGCAGACATAGATGAAACAGAAAGATTCATTGATACAGGAAGTCATATCTTCAATTCGCTTGTTAGCGGTTCCATTCATGGTGGTGTATCTTCTAATAAGATTACTGCCATCGCTGGTGAAAGCAGTACTGGAAAGACTTATTTTTCCTTGGCTGTTGTCAAGAACTTTTTGGATACTAACCCTGATGGTTACTGCCTTTATTTTGACACCGAGGCTGCTGTCAACAAAGGACTACTTGAGTCTCGTGGGGTTGACCTAACACGACTAGTTGTTGTCAATGTTGTAACAATTGAAGAGTTTCGTGGTAAGGCACTTAAGGCAGTAGATATATACTCTAAGACAGATGAAGAGAATCGCAAACCTTGTATGTTTGTGTTAGACTCTCTAGGTATGCTTTCAACTGAGAAAGAAATTACTGACGCATTAAATGACAAGATGGTTCGAGATATGACCAAATCTCAACTTGTCAAAGGAGCATTCAGAATGCTTACATTAAAACTTGGTCAAGCAAACATTCCACTTATTGTTACTAATCACACCTATGACGTTATCGGATCTTACGTCCCAACTAAAGAAATGGGAGGAGGCAGCGGTCTCAAGTATGCTGCATCTACAATCATCTATCTTACCAAGAAGAAGGAAAAAGACGGAAAAGATGTCATTGGAAATATTATCAAGGCAAAGACTCATAAATCACGTCTAAGTAAAGAAAATAAAGAAGTCGAAATTCGATTATATTATGATGAAAGAGGTCTTGACAAATACTATGGTCTCTTAGACTTAGGAGAGATAGGTGGTCTCTGGAAAAATGTTGCAGGTAGATATGAAATGGATGGTAAGAAAGTTTATGCAAAAGAAATATATAAAAACCCTGACAAATATTTTACTGATGACATAATGAAGAAGTTAAACGATATTGCCATTGAAGAATATAGTTATGGAGCAAATTAAAACTA